GCATATAAATAATCTATAAATTACTATAAACTTTAATTTACTATATATTTTTGTAATTAAACATTATTTTTTTTATAATAAGTTTAATGAAGGGTCAATAGTAGTTCTATTATTTAAAGCTCTATTGAAAATAGGAATTATGCTTGTGCTATTATAAGGAGTATATAGTGAATATTCTAATGATATATTGTTATTAGATGCATCTGTTACATTATTTAATATATCTCCAGCAATTTGTTCAGCAATATTATTTAAATTATCCAATGTCATAGAATTACTAGATACTGTGCTTATATTAGACGTATTAGCATTAGACCTACTAGTATTAGATGTATTAGGCCTACTAGTATTAGATGTATTAGTATTAGACCTACTAGTATTAGACCTACTAGTATTAGACCTACTAGTATTAGGTGTAGATGGATTATAATTTCTAATATCATATCTACACATAGGACAAACAGAATGATATGTAAACCACTGTTGTAAATTATTACTAGTAAAAATGTGGCCACAAGGAATTATTTGTGTAACTGTATCGTTGCTATTAAATCTATCACGACTAATAGGACATATTGTATTTGAAGGATTATTAATATTAGAAAACTGAGTAGTATTAGTAGCTCTACTTATTTGATTTCTTGTAGGAATATTAGACGTTGAACTATTATTTAAAGGTCTAGTAACATTAATAGAATTTAAACGATTCATATCTTCACGTGTTAGCTGTATGCTTGTATTACGAGAATAATTAAATGGATCAGAAACAAAAAAATAATTATCCCAAATATTTCTGTTATTATTTGAATTATTATTTCTGTTATTGTTGCGATTATTGTTATTAATAATAATTCTCATATTTCTCTCTTGATTATTCAGCAAATTAATCATATTATTCATCAATCGTCTAGATTCATTTATATTTTCAATGTAGCTATCATACGACATATATGTTAGATATATATTTAAAATATGTTTAAATATATGTTTAAATATAACTATAAGAAATAGAATATGAGTAATTTTTATTCTGAATATCAAAATAAAGGATTAACAGGTTTAGCAAATGTTGGTAATAGTTGTTATCTAAATGCTTGTATGCAAATATTGTCGCATACATATGAATTAAATGATTTTTTAAAAGATAATAATTACAAGGAAAAATTAAACAAAAATAATAAAATAGACACTATATTATTATTAGAATGGGATAAATTGAGAGAACTAATGTGGAGCAACAACTGTACCATAGCTCCTCATGGTTTCGTCAATGCTGTTCAGCAAGTTTCTATTTTAAAAAAACGCGATATTTTTTCTGGATATAATCAAAATGATATTCAGGAATTTTTAATATTTATAATAGACTGTTTTCATAGTTCTTTATCAAGAGAGGTTGAAATGGAAATATCAGGAGACGCTAAAAATGATACTGACAAATTAGCAATTGATTGTTATAAAATGATGAAAACAATGTATCAAAATGAATATTCTGAATTATTGGATATATTTTATGGAATTCACATTTCACGCATAAGTTCAAAAACAGATACTATTTTATCAGATAGACCAGAACCGTTTTCATTTTTAAGTCTGCCAATTCCACCTAATAAAGAAACACCGTCGTTATATGATTGTATAGATGAGTATTGCAAAAAAGAAGAATTATTCGGCGAAGATGCATGGATGAACGATAATACGAATCAAAAAGAAGACGTATATCGTGGAATTATATTTTGGAGCTTACCAGAAGTATTGATAATAGATTTAAAAAGATGGAATGATCATGGTAACAAGATTCATAAGATAGTAGAAGCTCCTTTGGATGATTTTAATCTAATAAAATATGTTTACGGTTATGATAAAAAAAAGTATATATATGAACTATTTGGAATATGCAATCATTCAGGTATTTCAGAAGGAGGACATTATACCGCCGTCATCAAGAATGCTAATGGAAAATGGTATAACTTCGATGATACAATGGTGAACGAAATACCGGATTCTGATATAATAACATCGAAATCATATTGTTTTTTCTATAGGAAAAAAAAATTTAATTAATAATATATATATGAATAATACAGAAACTAATGATGAAACAATAAAGTCAATAGATACCGAAAATAACAACGACGAAAATAACAACGTCGATATTAATAATGTCGAAAATGATAACGACTCTGAAATAAAACCCGCTGAAACAGAGGGATTTTTAAATATTTTATTAAAAATAATGAAAGAAAATGCTTTTTTAATTATATTTGTAATAGTGTTATTGGGATATATTTTCTTATTTTCATCTTTAGGCAATAAAATTATTCCCAAAAAGGAATCATCATTAAGTGATTCTTTGACAACGGTTACAGAAGGCGTTAAATCAGTTACTGAGGGCGTGTCAGATTCAAGTAGTGATGATAAGAGTGGTGGAAAATATTTACTAGAATTATTATTATGGTCTATATTTGTGCTACTTATTTTGTTAAATGGTGTATTATATATATTTAATGTTGATGTAATAACTAGTATTAAAAACTTATTTGGTAACATTCCAGAGGTCGAAATAGTAGTAGATACCGACGGTGTTAAAAAAGTTAAAAAGGTGCAACCTAAGGAAGTATATCATATACCTGATAATTTGTATGATTACGAAACAGCGAAAGCTATATGTAAAGCACGTGGTTCGAGACTAGCAACATATCAAGAACTTAGTGATGCCTATGACAAAGGTGCCGATTGGTGTGGATATGGATGGTCAGAAGGTCAAATGGCTCTATTTCCTACTCAATTAGAAAAATGGGAAAAATTACAAGACATAGAAGGTCATGAAAATGATTGTGGGCGTCCTGGAATAAATGGTGGATACATTGCCAATCCAGATATTAGGTATGGTATTAATTGTTATGGCTACAAACATAATATCACACCGGAAGAAGCACAATTAATGGCAGATACACCATTATATCCTAGAACGAAAAAAGAGATAGAGTTCAATAAGAAAGTAGATTATTGGAAAACAAAAATACCAGATATATTATTAGCTCCATTTAATCATGAAAATTGGAGTATATTTTAAACATAATAAAGAATTATTAATATTAATTATTATGTTTAAGAAACTATTATTAGTGTGTTTATATCTGAATATTAATAATATTAATTCATTAACAAATGATAATTTTTTATTTTACATTATTGATAACGACATTAAAAATATAACGATAAATAAACAGAATGACTTATCTAGTAAATCAATAAATAAAAATAAAGCATTTCCGTTTGTAAGAGTTCCTTCAAAAAATAATAATAACAAAGAAAAAAAGCGTAAAAGTTTAAGAAACGGTACACGAAATAAAAGGAAATATTTCCAACATAATTTAAATTATATTCAAGTGAATAAAACAAAATTTTAAGATTTCCTTTTTATTTTACTTGTTCTTTGTTTAGTTCCTTTTTTAAAGTTAAGTTTGAGCCTTTTACGTGATTTGTTTTTAGGCTTTGTTTCTGCTAAATTTACTAGTTTATTATATAAGCTATCTTCAATAACAGCATCATTTTTTTCTTTACGTGATGGATTCATTTTTTCCTGAATATACAATAATCCGGTAGGAACGGCCAAATCGTTAAATAATGAACTTACTTTACTGTCAATTACTTTATTGTTATTTAATGTTACGAAAGCTGGATTATTAGAATTTAATAATAAATTATTAATCTTAAATCCACCACAAATAGTTTCATTATTATTATTTGATATGATTAAATCATTAATTCCAAGTGACATATATAATATAGTTCTAATTTTTAGTTTTTATAACTACGTTTTATTTCATTTGAATATTTAGTTTCTCTAGAAGTCTTAATTACATTCATAATAGTATTAATATCGTCTTCATTTGAAATACATTTTTCTAAACATTCTTTTACATAAGATAATGTTAGATTAGACGTTTGTTTCGTTTTTGTGAATTTAAGAGCACCATCATTAATTTGTATAGTAGTCGTGTTTAGATTTTCTTGTTCGACAAAATTTAATATATTGTCGCTAATCTGAGAACGTTCAGTTTTCAAATCTTTCAGATTTTCACTTAATGTTTTAATATTGTTATCAATAGTTACCCATTGTTTTATATTATTTTGAAACTCTTCCATTATATGGTATAATTCAAAATAATATTTATATTTTTTAACTTATTATATTTAGAGTTTTAATGTTTTCTTAATTTTATTCGGAATAATAGATTTGTTCTTACGTGATTTATTCATAAAAAATTGCTGAAGGCTGAGAAGACCTAATGGAAGAAGTGCATTAGCCATCGAACTACCACCCTTCATTGATTTTCTTCTTACACGTCTCGTTTTTCTCTTACCGGCCTTTGATTTTCTCTTTCCTGTCTTGTAACGTCTTTTGCGTCCTCCACCCGATGTGCCTAACAATCCTAAACCATCAACCATTATAATATAATGTTAGAAAATATCACAATATACGAAAATTCGATTTATTACGAAGCAATAAAAAAAAGATTCCTAAATGAAGTAAAAAACTCACAATAACAAATATAAGAGACAAATATATATACGGATATAATTCTATTAGTATCATATCAATTAAAGGAGTCATTAAATTTTTTAATTCACATTTAACATCATTACGTCTTAATATTTCTAAACACTGATCTATCAAAGCTTCTTTCATATTAATATAATCAATAAAAATATTATATAACTTTAATGCGTGTTAATAATAGCTATATTATCTATTAGACTTTTAATGGATATATACAAACCTTCGAAAGAGTTTGATTTTAATTTATTTACTTTAGACAATCCCCAACCGGTCCAAGGAGGTTCTTATTTTACAAGAATTGTAAATAAGGAAGATAAACCATTTTACATACAACTACCAAAATGTACAACAAAACAAGGAATCGTTAAAACAAACAGAGGATTATATTGTGACTTAATGTATAATAAAAATCAATGTGATGATTTAATAGAATGGATATTAGCTTTAGAAAAATATCTTCAGTCAAAAATAAATGATAAAAAAGAAATATGGTTCACATCTGAAATAACCGACGATGATATAGAGACTATGATGTCTCCTGTTTATAGATTATATAAATCAGGTAAAAATTTGTTAATTAGGACTTTTTTAGATTTAGATAAAACAACAAATACAGGAAAATGTATGGTTTACAATGAAGATGAAATTAAATTATCGGTTGATAGTATCACTAATATAGTCAATATTATTCCTCTTATTAAGATAGAAGGTATTAAATTTACTAGTAAAAGCTTTGATATTGAAATTAAATTAGTTCAATCAATGATACTAAATAAAGAACCTGAACTAATGCAAACATGTATGATTAAGAAAGATAATATACCAAATGATAACAATAAGGTTAAAACCGATGAAAATATTATTCTTGCTGTTAATACACATCATGATGAAGGTGTAACACAAAACAAAGTCATTAATAAAAATCAAGAACCAACAGATATAGAACCTCTTGAAGAACCTGTTGAAGAATCTGTTGAAGAACCTGTTGAAGAATCCGTTAAAGAGACAGTTAAAGAAGATAATGA